TGATCGGCGTCTTTAGCGGCCCTGTTGGCTGGGTAGCGCTTGCCGTGGCGGCTGGTGCTGCAATTTATGCCTTCCGCGATCAGATCGGTGCGGCGTTTCAGGCCATAGGCGGATCTTTGCAGCAGGCCGCAGCAGGATTCAAGTCGGTCTTTATTGATCCAGTTACGCAGGGATTCGACTCTGTTGTTCAATTTGTGAATGCCAGTTTTATACAGCCTATTCAAGAGGGTATTAGGACTCTGATCCAAGGCATTACTGAAACGTTTAACACAGTTACCGAGGCGATAACATCACCACTGCAGGCCGCCATCGACTTTGTAAACACCACTTTTATCGAGCCGATTAGGCAAGGCATTAGCGACCTTGTGGAAGGTGTCACCGAGACATTCCAAAGCGTTACGGAAGCAATTACGGCGCCATTTGAGGCAGCATTTAGCACAGTAAAAGGCATCGTAAATCAGATACTAAATAGCATTGGCAGCGCTATTCGCGGCGTTGTACAAGCTATTAACAACGTCATTGGAGGTGCAAACGGTGCGCTCTCAGCGCTGGGCCTGCCACAAATCCCTTATCTGCCAATGCCGCAGATTCCCCAGTTTGCTGAAGGCGGAGTGGTCAGCGGACCAACATTGGCAATGGTTGGCGAAGGTGGCGAGCCTGAATACATCGTGCCTCAGTCCAAGGCTGGCAAGTTTGCAGCAAATTGGATGGCTGGTGTTCGTGGGCCTGCTGCTATCCCGCGTTTTGCAGAAGGCGGTATGGTGGTGCCTGGCAATGCCATGGTCAGCGTTCAGACTGGCCCTGTCACACAGATGAATGGCACTAACTACGTCACCACACAAGACCTAAGCAGCGCTGTGCAGGCTGGTGTAAATCAAACACTAGCGTTACTGGCAGGCGATAGCCGGGTTCGCCGCAGCATTGGGATGGCGTGATGGCTCAGTACGATCTGCTTTGCTTTCTTGAATATTATGCAGACCGCAACAGCGTCTACAGTGGCGGCAAGCGTACACCAACACGCCGCTGGCAGAATTTTTATCAGGTGCCGCAGGATATGTCAGTCATTGACAGTGACGTGCAAGGCAGCTTTGTTTATATTCCGTTTTCAGCGTCTGGGTTTTCGTTGCGATCAGCCAATACCATCGGCGACCTCACTATAGAAATTGCAGCGACTGGCGATATCATTGATTTAACCAATAGCGCCATTGGTACCAACCGGCTAGTCATTGCCTCGCTGTATTTGCAAGATGCTGGCAAGGATTCTGTTGACGCTGCTAGCGCACAGCTGATCAGCCGCTACATTGGCGGCATTGATGGTGCAACTGTTGACGATAAATCAGTAAGTTGGACCGTTAGCCCTATGGTTGATAAAACCAATCCGCAGGTGCCTGTGCGCAAAGTTGCTTCAGATTTAATCGGGAGGTTTACCGGACGATGACAACACCATTTCTGGCGATCAACATGCGTGTGCAGTGCCGCAATGGCAGTGTGCATGATGGCGTCAAAATGTATGTGCGCGACGGTCAGAAAGTATTTATCGGTTGCGATGACTGCGAGATTGTAGACGTAGAAACAATTGAGCAAGCAACAGCTGTAGTGCCGCCAGCCATGCTGTTAGCCGCAATGCAGCAACGCAAGGAGTTAGCGCAATGACAAACAATCTTGCATCTTTAGCAAACAAGGAATCTACCGGCTATCCAGCGCCAAAGTCGTCGCCAAATCAATCGATCACAAACCGCGACCGCTCACCTAGCAATCGCAAAGCACCGGCGGCTGATCTTGGTGAGCAGCAAAAAATTGCGGTCGCTGGTGAGACGGTGCCGATCCTATTCGGCAAGCGTGTCAGCAATAAGGGCGGCGTTTGGATCCAGCCATCACTGGTCAAGGCAGGATCTTATTTTTTTAAAGGTAGCTTTCTGTTCCCGGTCAGTCAGGGTGAGATTGTAAGCAGCCCGGTCAAGCATCGCGTATGGGTTGGTCTGCGCAATATGGCATTTCTGGCTGATCAGACGATCACGATCAGCAATATCTACAACAGCGCGGCAACGCTTGCAGCATCACTTGGGACGTGCCCTGTGCTCGGCGCTGGCATGTATTGCGGAGATGAGACCTATTCGTTTTTAGCCGAACCAATTACGCCTACAGGCACATGGACAAATCGCCAAGATTATAGAGGTACATACTACTATGGGTTTCGAACTGTCTCTCGTGGAAGTGGTGACACAACAAATATTGGTATTACGGCGACAGTTGAGTTTTTTGATAATGTAAGCGGTGCTGATCTCACATCAGCATGGTTTGCATATATTGGGCTTCCGCCCACTACTCAGTTCGCCTTTGGGTATTCCCTTGATACGTGGAATGGCACTGAACCACCAGTAACTGGACCAGTAGACGTTGTTCAAGATTATATTGACGGCACGGGTGCGCCTGGCTACTTGTCACCAGATCCAGCTTTTTTTGCCAGCATTGGATCATCTGGAAGTATTACTGAAGTTTGGACAATGCTCGGGATTGTAAACCCTATCAATCCGCTTTACCCCCCAACTGTTGGGACCCTCGATGCCATTCAATATGAATATGTCATAAGCAAATATGCAGACCCTGCTAATACCCCAACCGCTGATAACTCATCTTATGCAGACATTACATTCCTGAAAGTGGTTGGCGACATTTATGATCCGCCGGCTGAAGGGTCATATCCAACCACAACGCGACAGTTATCGATCTACTACGAACAAGGCGTCAAGGTTAACCTATACAGCGTTGATGCAGCAGGCAGCACACAAGGCGCCAGCAACCAGCTGGTGGACCTTGCGATGTATCTGTTTGGCATCTTGAAGCGCAATGCTGCTGGCATAACGCCTGACGTAGCAACGCCGATCTTAACAAACAACATGCCGACTATCGCCAGTTTCTGCAATCAATACAGCCTGCACTTTAATGGAATCATTGCAGAATCAGTCAACATCATCGAGTTAATTGGAGAAACTGCGCCATTCTTCCTGCTCTCGTTTTTGTCCACTGGCGGCCAGTATCGTTTCGCGCCGGTATTGCCGATCAATGGCAGTCAACAGATCAACCTTTCTCCGCTAAGTCCAGCAGCAACCTTTACCGAAGATGAGATCCTGCCTGGATCATTTGGCAAATCATATGCGGCAGCGGCTGACAAGGAAGATGTTAATTGCGTGATGCTATATCGCAAGAACGATCCCGATGCGATTGGTACGCAGCAGACTGTGCAAGTGCGTTACAGCGATGTGAGCCTTGATGCGCCGACCGAGCAGTTTGATATGACTGATTTTTGCTCAGACCGTGATCACGCCATCATTTACGCAAAGCACTATCTAGCGCGACGCAGGTATTCCATTCATGCAGTTAACTTGAGTGTTCCATTGGATACGGCTAGTTTAATTCCCACAGACATCATTAAAATCGAACGGCAACGGATCAGTAGCGCTGGCGACAACCGCACGGAAACGGAATACTATCAAATCACATCGATTGATCACAATGGTGATGGCACAACCAATATCGAGGCAGCGCAGTTCCCGGTCAACGGCAGCACCGTTCCTATCATTAGCAATGAAGTGGTAAACGGGAATTTCACGGTGATCTGATGACAACGTTCCCTTCGCTAGCACCGCGCACAAGATCGCTCACGCTGGGTGACATTCCGCAGCAGATTTACACCGGCACAAGTGGCGGTGATGTGCGGTTTAAGCAGGGCAGCAGCTACATCGCGCAACAACTTACGTTGGGCTATCAGTATTTGACCGAATCTGAAACGCAGCAGATCTTAGATCATTACGCCGGTCAGCAGGGCAGCCTAATTCCATTTGATGTGTCAGCTGCAGTCTGGGGCGGCTACACCACTCCACCAGTCAGCAGCGGTAGCTATCAATGGCGATATACAGGCTCACCTGATGTGGGCATTGCATCGCCGCGGCGCTACAACCTGACTATTGAGCTTGAAACGGTGCCAATCTAATTATGACATTCCCATCTTTAGTGCCATCCACGCGAACTTACGTCCCTGGTGACGTACCCTTAACAAGACAAGTTGCCTTATCGGGATTTGACAATGCATACCGTCAAGGCAATAGAAGAGTCGGCCAAACGTTAAACATGGCATTTAACAACATCACGGAATCTGATCTGCTATCGATTCGTAGCCATTATGTCAGCGTAGATGGCAGCTATGGCATCTTCTACCTACCATCTGAAGTTTGGTCAGGTTATGCGACTCCTCCGGTGCCACTGATCAGCGATTACGCATGGCGCTATGCCGCTGCACCAACCGTTACAGATGGATCATGCGATCTATGGAGCGTTCAGGTCGAGTTAGTTACCTATGCCATCAACACCGGCGATCTGATCTTTGATGGTGAAGCAGCAGCTGCAACACCAGTCAGAACCTATATCCTTGAAGCAGGTGGAGCAGCGGCAACGCCTGCCCGTGATTATTTAATTATTCCAACCGGAGCAGCATGAGCATCACTCTTTCGGCACTACAAAAGCAGCGCACGGATACAGCTGCAAACTGGACAGGAGAAAACCCGACGCTACTGTCGGGTGAACTTGGATTTGAATCTGATACTGGCAAGGCAAAGCTGGGCGATGGCAGTACGGCATGGAATAGTCTTGGCTACTTGGCATTGATACCTAGCAGCGGTGTTTATCCGTTAAGCCAGCTTTTAATGCCATCCGGCACGCTGGCGCTGCCATCAATTTCTTTTGATGGCGATCCAAATACAGGCATTTACAGATCTGGCGCCGATGAACTTGCGTTAGTGACGGCGGGCGTTGCCGGCTTGACGATTGATTCTGCTGGCGCTGTTGTCATCCCTGGTGATTTGACGGTTCAGGGTACAACGACCACAATCGACACAACCAACTTACAGATTGAAGACAAAAACATTGAGATCGGCAAGGTTGATACGCCGACGGATGTAACCGCTGATGGTGGTGGCATCACGCTCAAGGGCAGCACGGATAAGACCATCAACTGGGTTGATGCCACGGATGCTTGGACTTTCAGCGAACATGTTGATATTGCTAGTGCCAAAGAGTATCGAATCAACAACACCAAGGTTCTCGATGCCACCAGCCTCGGCTGTGCCGTTGTTAGTAGCAGCCTAACAAGCGTCGGCACCATCACAAGTGGCACCTGGAATGGCACTGCTGTTGGCACTGCTTACGGCGGCACTGGCCAGACAACTTACGCCGATGGTGAACTGCTGATTGGCAAAACTGACGGCACGTTAGCGAAGGCAACACTCACGCAAGGTACAGGCGTCACCATTACAAATGGCGATGGCGCAATCACTATTGCCGCATCACTTCCCGCTGGCACGCTTACCACTAGCGACATCGGTGTCAGTGTTCAAGGTTATGACGCTGATACAGCCAAACTGGACGTAGTTCAGACTTTTACAGCAGTCCAGACCCTTACCGATCCTTCCATTGTCGGCACTATTAAAGAAGATGTTTACACTATTACTGATGGCGCAGCGTTTGAGATTGATCCGAGCAACGGCAGCGTGCAACTGATTACGCTTGGCGCCAATCGGACACCGCTGGCGACCAATTTTGCTGATGGCGAAGCGGTGACGCTGATGGTGGATGACGGCACTGCTTACACGCTGACCTGGACAGATGCCACGTTTGGCGGATCTGGTGTGGTTTGGAAGACTGACGGAGGTTCAGCGCCAACATTGAATACAAGCGGTTACACAGTTATCGTGCTCTGGAAAGTTAGTAGCCAGGTCTACGGCGCTCGTGTGGGAGATGCGTGATGCTTAGCAAGAAGCTACTTGGGAGCACGGCAGGGGAAGGCTTTGATCCAAGCACTCCCATCGGTACTGCTGTTGAAGGTGGTTATTTTGCTGGGTTTATCAGTCATACGGCTAACGGCGTAGCGACCCATGCCTTGATTGTTGCACCTGCTGCTGCGGGTGAAACAACTAGTGCATGGCAATCTTCGGCAAGCACAACAGGTGCAACAAGTCCTTACGATGGCGCTGCCAATACCGCCTTGATGACTAGCTCGCCTGCTGCTAATTTTTGCACAGGACTCACAATTGATGGTTACAGCGACTGGTATTTGCCTGCACGGTATGAACTGGATATTGCCTATTACAATCTGAAGCCAACAACAGAAAGCAATATTACATCTGCGGGTGTCAACGATTATTCAGTGCCTAAGCGTACTGTTAATTACACTTCTGGCGATCCAGCGCAAACTTCTGTTACGGCATTTAAAACAGGCAACTCTGAAGCGTTTGATGCTTACTTCCACTGGTCGTCCACGGAGTATAGCTCGAGCCGTGCGTGGTACCAAAGATTCAACAATGGCCTCCAGGACGACGGCACCAAGACGGCCAGCTTCCTTTACGTTCGCGCTTTCCGCAAAGTTGCCCTTTAATTTGCGGAACCTTCGCTCCATCTGATTATGTACGTCTTCGCCCCCAACCAGACCGTTGAGACTTTCCCCTACTCAATCGGCGATCTGCGACGCGACAACCGCAACACCAGCTTCCCTCGCAATTTATCGCAGGAGATGCTCGCAGATTGGAATGTCTTTCCAATCAAAGATCGCCCAGCACCAGCATTTGATCCAGCTACAGAAAACTGCAATCAAACCAATCCCACGCTAGAGAATGGCGAATGGGTGATGACATGGCAAGTCACCCCAGCCAGCGCGGAGGAGATTGCGGAACGCCTTGAGCGGAAGTCTGCCGAGGTGCGTCAACAACGCAACGACCTGCTTAGCGTCTGCGATTGGACACAACTCAGGGATGCACCTGTTGACGCTGCAGCCTGGGTTATTTATCGCCAAGAGCTGCGTGACATTCCTGAACAAGCCAATTTCCCTTGGGG